ATCTTCCTGATATCTTCAAAAAGTTTATTGAGGCTGCGGGTGCGAGTATTTCTCTTGAGGAGAAGTATGGATTACTCAGGCAATATAAATTGGAGGTTGAACAGACGCATGGACAACTAATGGGTTCTCCCACTTCCTTCCCTGTACTGAATATAGTCAATGCGGCTATGTTCTGGGTTGGATGTGAAGAATTCTATGGAAAACGTCTGAGGTGGAGAGATGTATTAAATGAATTTCGTCCCTTGTTTAACGGAGACGACATCTCGTTCATTTCTAACAAAAGTCATTATGACATTTGGAAAGAAGTATGTGCGGGTTGTGGTTTAAGTTTATCCCCTGGTAAGAACTACTGTACTCGTCAGTTCGTCAATATTAACTCAACTAGCTTTATGGCTAAGTTAGTAAAGGTTGATGATTTGTACGTTGTAGATTCTCTCAAAGAGAGTTTTGTAGTGAATGCTGGCCTATTAAAAGGACAGTCTAAAGTCTTATTAGACCAACGGGAACAGGATGTAATGCCTAAAGAGGGTTTAGGACCAGTTTGTGATCAACTGAATGAACTACTACGTGTAGCATCGGCTGAACAAAGAGAAAGAACTTTGGAGGTGTTCGGAATGAACATGTTTGAAAAGCTTAAGAAATCTCAACGCTCATGGAAACTGCCTAGACACTTGGGTGGTCTCGGATTGCCTTTTGGCACCGTCAATCACAGTCAATTAGAAGTAGCTCTTTAACTACTCGAAAATTACCGCGATGTCTCAGATCGAAAACGAAAGGGTGTTTTTATGAATCAATCTAACGAGTATTGGACCTGTTTAAAGGAATCAATGCCCGATGGAGTTGATATAAGAACGCCTTGTGTACTTATCGAAGGTGAGGACGATCCAACAAAGGATTATTTCGAACTACCTTGTCTATCCATGTCTTTCATGTCAGATGAAGATTATGTCCCAGGAAAGTATGATACTTCCACTGATCCAAATCAAAAAAAGAAGAGAAGAACAGATCAGAATCCCGAAATTAAGTTTTTACGCCTTAAGCGAAAATTTAAGTTCGAAGATCCAAAATCTCTAATAGTAAAGGAGGACGCAAGTCCACTTGATGATATCCTTATTGCAGGACTTTGCCAGACAAGATTGTCCGGGTCCGGTAGTAATAAGAAGATACGTGTAGACGTATGCATACCTCGAATAGAATTATCAGAGTTAATTCAAGAAGAAGTTTCTCGATCTTGTATCGAAAATACTAATTCTGGAATACTTTGTTTCTAACTCCCGA